TGAAAGGATCTTGCATCAACAACGTGATTCGCTAAGTGCGGTCATTCCCCTTAGCAGATATTATTTGACAAGGGTTGCGGCGGTTTTTCGGTATGCAGCAAGTCGTCCGACTGCTGGGTGATTTAGGCGAGCGCTATGGCGCCGAGCACGCTTTTTATAACCTTCGCACGCCTGCTGATGCGATCAAGCTGCTGTCTATCAACTATCCAGAGTTCAAGGCTGAGCTGATTACGGCCCACGAAAAGGGGATTGGCTACCGCGTACTGCAGGCTGGCGTTGACTTAGAGCTTGATGAATTGCAATTGCCGATTGGTCAAAACGATTTGATCATTACGCCTGTTCTTGTTGGTCAGGGCGGCGCGGGGAAAATTTTTGCAGGTATTGGTCTGATCGCTGTATCGTTTTTGTTGCCTGGTGCTGGTTTATTCGGCACCTACGGAATGCTCACTGGCGCGACAACCGGCACGTTCTCTGGGTTGGCGGCTACTGCTGGCCTTGCCGGAACGTTAACGACAGTTGCAACCGCGATTAGTATCACTGGCGCAACCATGATCCTTGGCGGCGTAACGGAGATGTTGTCGCCACAGCCAGACATAGGAGTTGGCGGTGTCAGCACCAGAAGGGACTTACAAGCAACGGGCCCAGAGTCAGTAAATCGTGGCGCCGATGGTCAGCAGTCGTACGCCTATCTGGGAGCGCAGAATACGGTCGGCGTTGGCGCAACTATCCCAGTGGCATATGGCAAAGTGCTAATTGGTTCGCATGTCATTTCAGCAGACGTTGATGTTGCTGATGAGTCTGACCCGCTCAAAACAGCAACAAGAACACCAGGAGCAGATACAGTCACAGTTCAAGGCAATAAACTTGAGTTCGGTACACTTAGAGATGGCATGGCGCGTTGGAATGGCGTGCACTTCTTAAGAGATCGATCAAACCCTGCTTTTGATAGATTTACCGACCCAAAAGAAGACGACGAACTTACTGCTACCAACAATTTTCATCTTGAGTTTGGGCAGGGCCCAGCACTTGATCCTGGCCAGTATTTTGTTTTTCTTGAAGTAAACAAGTTGTTTAAACTTGTAGGCGAAACAAAAACCGATGGATTTATTAGCTATCAGATTGACTCAAGACGCCAAGATACTGACAATATTCATGCCACAATAGGTGGCACAATACAAGGTCTTACAACAGAGAACTATCGTTGGTATCACAAATTTGACCCAAACAAAGGCTCAAACATTGATTTCTATAACCTTGATATAAAAATCCTAGACGCATCAGTTGATTCGTCAGTGAGATTTGTTATCCGTCACGGTTTCAGCCCTAGCATTTCTTAGTCATGGCACTTAATTCAACCTCCACCGTCCGATTAGTTGACTTGTTATGCGAAGGTCCGATCGAGGGCTTTGATGACATCAATCAACAGATATTTTTAGACGAAACGCCTTTATTTACTGGCAATGATGCCAACTTCCCGACAGAAGATGTAGATGTTGATTTTCGCCTTGGTGGCCGCAGACAGACGCGATTGCTCCAAGCAGGCAACGCAACAACTACGATCACAGGTGTTGCAGTTGAAGTTGGACAAAATTATTCAGAAACAGTTGACGCTGGCGATGAAGTAACTGCTAGGGATTATGGATCGGGAACTTCTATCCGACAAATTAATGATTCAGAAGTTGAATCGGTACAACTGCTATTTACAATCCCGCGTTTGTTTTCTTCTGCTGTTGAAGGTCTAGCAAAAGGGCAACCTTTTAATGGCAAGATTAGGATTCGTGTTTCAGTTCAACGCCAAGGATCTGCTTACGTCAAAAAATTTGATAAGACAATTACAGGCATTGCTTTAACTGATTATCAGATTAAAACGCCTGTAATTGAGTTGCCTCGTGACGCCAAAGGTGAAGGGTACCCCTGGAACATTAAAGTCGAAAAAGTAAATCTTAGAGAAGACCACTTTGAGGTTAAGTTTGCTGATTTTGAAGAAGTCCTGAAAAACAAACCGCTTGCAAGTGGCCGAGCTAATCAGTTGGTCTGGTCATCAATTATTGAGCGGCAAGAAATCCGCAGCGCCTACCCATATACTGCTTGCGTCGGTCTTAATTTGAATACTCGGCAGTTTGGCAACCTGCCAAATCGCGCCTACCTAGTAAAAGGACGATTGGTACAAATTCCGCACAATGCTGCGGTGCGAGATGACGGCAGCCTTGACTTGACTCAAGGGGTCACATTTAACGGCAGCACTCGGTTGTCTTGGACAACCTGCCCGGTTTGCATATTTGCGGACATGGTGCTGAATAATCGCTACGGCTGTGGTGATTTTGTCAGCACGTCAAATATCAGCTATACAGATCTTTATCCGCTAATTCAGTACGCCAACCAGTTAGTCACAAACCAAGACGGCTCATCAGAAGCGCGTTTTGCTTGCAACATTCTTATCGGTGATCGCGCAGCGGCTTACAACGTGCTGCAGGATCTAGCCTCAGTTTTTAGAGGTATGTCTTACTGGAGCAGCAACACTGTCCAGTTATCTGCTGATCACGGCAACCTTGACGGTTCTGTTGTTGACCCGGTTCATCTTTATACGAACAGCAATGTAATCGGTGGCGCTTTTAACTACACCGGTTCATCGCTTAAAACCCGCAGCACCAGCATCAGGGTCAGGTATAACGACCCCGACAACTTTTATAAGCCGAACTTTGTTGTTGTTGAAGACGCGGCGCTAATTACTAAGTACGGCTACCAAACCCGCGAGGTTGTCGCCTTTGGTTGCACATCACGTAACCAGGCATATCGCCTTGGTCGTTGGATGATGGCATCGGAAGAACTAGACGGCGAGACCGTCACGTTCTCAACTGGCTTGCAAGGCGCAATCGTTTTCCCTGGTCAGGTTTTTGCTGTTGCTGATGAGATGCGGCAAGGCGCACGCATCGCTGGTCGCTGCAGTGCAGCCACAACAACAGCGTTGACGGCTGATATCACCGTCACGTTGCCCGGTGGTGCAAGTCACACGCTCACGGCAACGATGCCAGACGGCACGATTGAAACCAAGACGATCAGCATCGTTGTAGGTGCTGTTATTACGGTTTCGTCTGCATTTAGTGCAGCACCACTGGCGCAGTCAGTGTGGTCAATTCAGTCTTCAACAGTTGTTCATCAAAAGTTCCGCTGCATCTCAGTGGCAGATGGTAGTGATGGCACATTTGCGATTGTTGGTGTTCAGCACAACGACAGCATCTACAACACGGCTGATAACGCTGATGCACTGGAGTATCAATCGGTCACGACGTTCGACAAGATTCCGACAGCTCCAAGCGGTTTAACGTTCGAGACAAAAGAAGTTCGCCGCAACAACAACGTCGTCAACGACGTGTTTCTGGGCTTTACCCGTGAAAATGACGGGAATATCAATGGCTACGAAATCCGCTACAAGGTCGGCAACGCCAACTACGAAACAGTTCGGCAAACGACAAATGAACTGAAAGTTGAAGGCGTTAAGCCTGGATCAACTGTCACGTTCCAGATTCGTTCGCTTGGCCGCGACGGAACGTTTAAGAACTCAGCATGGGTGTCTGGTTCATTTGTTGTACCGAGCCAAGACATCACAACCAAAACGGCTGCGGCGCTTGTTGAGCTGCCGCCTGATCCGCAGAACGTGCAGCTTGAGACACATCGCTCAAATCAAGTGATGGTCACTTGGTCTGTGCCAAAGGAGGGGCTTGGTGCAACCAGCGACAGGCTGAACGCTGAAATCCGCCATAGCTCAAAAACTGACGGCTCTGGCACTTGGCCTAACAGCTCGTTGTTGACTGTTGTCAAAGCCAACACGTTTTACGCGATCCTGCCGGAACTGTCGGGTGAATACCTTGTCCGGTTTATTGACGATCAAAACAAGAAAAGCTCTGCGGTTCGATCGGTCGTTCATACGTTGACGGATGCACAGCCGCGCCTGCTGATCCTTAATGATCGTGAAGACAGCGACTCACCAGAGTTTCAGGGGCAAAAAAACGACACGTTCTATTCAGAGGAATACGACGCACTGGTTATTGATGGTGTTCAAACCATCGACGACATTCTGGACATTGATGCCTTAAACAGCTTCGACTTTCTCGGCACGAGAAAAACTAAAGGCGAATATTTCTTCGCTAATACGCTGGACTTGGGGGCACGGTTTGACATTGAGTTCAGCCGTCATCTGGTGATGCGCGGCACGTATCCGGCTGATGACATCGACGAGCGCACAGTCAACATCGACACCTGGAGCGACTTTGATGGTTTAGAGGCTGACGACGTAAACGCTGAGGTCTATCTGCGAGCTTCTACTACTGGCATTGCAGCAGAAGACGAGCTATTAGAAAACGGCGACAAGCTGCTTTTAGAAGACGCCGCTAAGCAGGAGCTAGAAAGCAACTTGGTATTTGGTGATTGGATACCGCTTAGGAACGGGCACTTTCAAGGTCGGTTGTTTCAGTTCAAGTGCGAGTTGAGCAGCAACCACGTTGACCAAACGCCGTTGGTGGATGAGCTTGGCTTTACGGCCAAGATGCCGTTGAGAACAGAAACCAGTTCTGTCGTTGCATCTGGCACAGCATCTGGTGGCAAGGCTGTGACGTTTACCAATGCGTTTTTTCAGGATGGCGTTTTTTACAACACGCCGCCAAGCATTGGCATCACGGCTTTTAATCTTGCGTCAGGCGATTACTATGAAGTCACTTCGATCTCTCGAACTGGATTTACAGTGAAGTTCAAGAACAGCAGCAACGCTGTAATTGATCGGAACTTCCAGTTTCAAGCGGTCGGTTACGGCTCTGAGCGTTCCTAATTATGGCCCCCCAACACGACGCAATAATTTCAAACGCAAGCGGAGCGGCGGTAAGAGCAGATCTTAATAATGCGTTGGCGGCGTTAATTACAAACAGCTCGGGTGCATCTTCTCCTTCGACTACCTACGCCTTTCAATTCTGGGCCGACAGTACAGCGGGCCAGCTAAAGATCCGCAACGCCGCAAATTCAGCATGGATTGTGCTGATGGAGCTTGACGGCACGATGTTGATGGAGGACGGCAGTGCTGCCGCTCCTGGTCTTGCATTTGCGTCGGACACCAACACAGGAATCCTGCGCCCTGGTGCAGATTCAATCGCCTTTGCGACTGGCGGCAACTCTCGCGTTGTCATCAGCTCAACTGGTGCGGTGACAATTGAAGACGATGACTTAAGTGTTCAAGGCGTTACTGTTGGCCTTGGTGCGGGTGACGTTGGGACGAACACGGTTGTTGGCAACAACGCGCTAGATGCAAATACAACAGGCGCAAACAATACGGCGATTGGTGATGAGGCACTTACAGCAAACACTTCTGGAGATAGCAACACTGCTGTTGGACAAGATGCTCTTAGCGCGAACACTACATCAAACAACAGCACCGCAGTTGGTTGCGATGCGTTAAAAGTAAATACAGGCGCAAAAAACACTGCACTCGGTGCAAACGCGCTTGATTCAAACACTTCAGCAGAAAACAACACTGCTGTTGGTTATGCAGCGATGGATGCAAACACCACTGGCACGCAAAACGTAGCTTTTGGTTCATTGGCTCTTGATGCAAATACAACTGCTAATAGCAACACTGCAATCGGTCATGCAGCCCTTAGCGGTAACACTACTGCGGACAGAAACACTGCTGTTGGTGCTAATGCACTTGATGCTAATACAGCTGGCGGCAACAATGTTGCCGTAGGTTATGACAATTTAGGAGCAAACACCGTTGGAACTAACAATACAGCCACTGGATACTCAGCTCTCTCATCTAACACCACTGGTGGTACTAACGTAGCTTGCGGAGGACTAGCTCTCTTATCTAACACCACTGCTAGCAACAACACTGGTGTTGGCTATGGCGTTCTGGCAGCAAACACCACTGGCACTAGCAACGTAGCTGTCGGTGCAGAAGCACTTGATGCAAATACTACTGCTAGTAACAACACGGCTGTCGGTTATCAATCTTTAACAGCAAACACCACTAGTTCTTTTAACACTGCTGTTGGTACGTATGCTCTTACTGCAAATACTACCGCGACTGAAAATACAGCTACCGGATATGCATCTCTGTATTCCAACACTACTGGCAGTAACAACACAGCTCACGGATCAGGTGCTCTCTTTAATAACACCACTGCTGTTAAGAACGTAGCTGCCGGTGTAGCTGCTCTCTTTACCAACACCACCGGAAGCGACAACACTTCTGTTGGATATCGATGTCTCTATAGCAACACAACTGGTCACAGCAACGCAGCTCTAGGAAAAGAAGCTCTTTATAACAATACTACCGCCATTAATAACACAGCGGTTGGTTTAAGTACTCTTTATCACAACACTACTGGCTATAGCAACACAGCAACAGGGAAGTCAGCCCTTGTTAACAACACTACTGGTCTTAAAAACACTTGCGTTGGGTTTCAAGCAGGTGACGGAGTTACTACTGGCGTTAACAATGTTTGCATTGGTGCTGACGCTGATGTTGACAACTCTGGCAGGCAGCGGGCTGTAGCCCTCGGGGAGGGTATATCAACGTTTGCCTCCAACAACACTTTCCGGGTTGTTGGTGATAGTGGCGTTTATAACACAGGCAACACTTCAACATGGAATACAACTTCTGACCGTCGCCTCAAAAAAAACATCGTTGATTGCACAATTGGTCTTGACACAATCAAGCAAATTGTTGTTCGCAATTTTGAATACAGAACAGCTTCAGAAATTACAGATGAAGAGCTGCAAAGCAACATTGACCTTTACACCATCCCTAAAACAGGTGTTCAAGTCGGTGTCATTGCCCAAGAACTTGAGGCTATTATTCCTACGGCTGTTGCAACAGACGACAACGGCGTTAAACAAGTTCAGCAGGACGAAGTGTTCTGGCACATGCTGACGGCTATCAAAGATCTTGCTGCAGAAAATGCCGCGCTTACCGCTAGGCTTGATGCTGCAGGCATCTGACCCCCACTTCTTACAAAACAATGCCCGAAGAAACTCTGACCGCTGCAGAAATTGCCCAAAACTATTCTGCAGCTCTTGATTCCGTCACTGTCATTACTGACCTGATGGCACTTGGCGCTCGCGACGATGACCAGAAAGCAACAGTTGCTCGCAATGTCGAGCACCTGCAATTGATGGTTGCCAAGACTTACTGGACTAAAGCCCAAGATCTTGCGCCTTTAAACGCTGCAATTACCGCCGGAAAGGCTTGAGTAAATGGCTGATCGCAAAATCTCAGCTCTGACCGAGCTAACTGCACCTGCATCTGGGGATTTGTTCTCGGTCGTAGACATCTCAGAGGCTAACAACGCCGACAAGAACAAAAAGATCACCTACGGAACATTGTTCCGCGCTTTGCCTGATGGCACGGTTGGTGCTCCGTCAATCGGCTTTGCAAGCGATAACGCCACGTCTGGCATTTTTCGGACGGCGGCAAATGAGATTGCGATCACCAACAACTCAACGTTCAACGCCAAGTTCACAACCTCTGGCTTCCAAGTTGGTTCTGGCACGGCTGCGGCACAGCTCCACATTTTTGGCAACGACACCACAGACCAAGTCATCATTGAAAACAGTGATGCGGGCTTGGATACTGCGCCGGATCTGGTGCTGTATCGAAACAGCGCATCACCTGCCGCTAGCGACAACCTCGGCAATCTTGAGTTTCGCGGTGAAGACTCTGGTGGCAATACGCACGCATATGCACAAGTCACGGCATCGATCCAAACCGTCACGAACGGGGCTGAAGACGGCATCCTTGATTTGATGACTTCAGCGGGTGGCAGCAATGCCAGCCGTTTACGTCTCTATGGCTCATTTATTGGCATTGGCGAAACCACGCCTAGCAAGCCGCTGCACCTGACAACTAGCTCGACAGGAACGCAGATCCAATCGGAATGCACTGCTGACGATGCAGGTTCTGGCGGTGACATCGTTCTGTTTCATCGTCGTGGCGCGTCGAGTGCCGGTCAAGACGCTGACGTTCTAAGTACCGTATTTTTCCGGGGCAAGAACGACAACGGAACACCGGAAGAGCTGAACTATTGCGCGATTGAAGGCAGCATCAGCGATGCCACTGATGAATCAGAAGACGGCGCACTGAAGTTCAAAGTTGAGAAAGCTGGCACGCTATCGACGCAGCTTGAAGTTAATGGGGCCACTATTGGTTTCTTTGGTGCCACGGCTGCTGTGCAATCAACGCACGTTGCGGACATCACCACGTCTGCTTCAAGCGGGTCATTGCCAACCGCTAGCGATACGAA